CGAGCGCCTGGTCGATGTCCTCGAGGGCGGCCCGGTAGCCGTCCATGAACTCGCTCACGGCTCGACCTCCGGCGGCGGCACATTCACCCACGGATCCTCGACCACGGGCCCACGCTCGATCTTCGGGGCCTGCTTCGTCAGGGCGTCTATCAACTGTGAGGCTTGGTGCTTGCTGAGCTTGTCCAAACCTTCAGTCGGCGTGTCGAAGTTGAGTTCCTGCTTTGCGTACTCGGCGAGGGTCCATTCGCTGATGCCCTGCTCGCGCATGATCTTCCGCAGGTAGCCGACCTGCTTGCTGGAGGCGGGCCCGGTCGCTTCCCTGGCTTGCGCTCGGGCGAGCGGGCCCGACCGGGCCCCCGTCTCAACATACTCCACACGACGACCCTCAGCCCCCGCGACCTCCTGCGCCGTAGCGATCCCGGCTTTAGTCGCAATCCCGAGCGCGGCGATAGCGCGGCCCCAGGCGCTCGTTTCGAGGTTCTGCACCTCGCTGCCCCTCGTGTAGGGGGTGCGGCCCGGTACAGGCTCCCAGGCGGTGCCGACGCCTGGCCGTGGGTCGTCGGGTGTCCGGTAAGCGTAGGCGCGGCCCATGATGAATTTGGCCCCGTCAATCTCGACCCACTCGGGCGGGTCCATCTGGAGGCTGCCGTCGGGGTAGCGGGCGTAGAACTCGGCGATACGGGCCGCCACGTCGACATAGTCCTTGGCAAAGTCGCTCACAGCTCGACCTCCCACACTTTGATCTGGCGGGCGTGGTTGCTGTCCCTGTGTGACGGCCGGGTGCCAGTTAGCCGGATTATGCCGGACTGTGCCCACTGACTGAACAGGGCCCCGATCTGGTTCGGGTGCCCGTCCGGTAGGCCGATCACGTCGATGAGGTCGTCGGCGGTGACCAGGCGGCCGACGCAGCTGCGCCGCCACTCCACGGCCTCATGCAGCCACCGCGGGTCATACTTGACGGCCTTCACGGCCTTATTTTTGGCGGCCTGACCGTCGAGCCATGAGCAGAAGTAGCAGCCGGGCCCTGTGCAGGCGTGCGTGGTGGAGCGGGCTGCGGGTGGCGGGTCGAACAGTGTGTCCATGCGTTTCCCCTTGGTTTAGGTGGGACCGGCGGGGCGGCAGATAGGGGTGTGCCGCTACTCGCCTGACAGGGGGCGTGGGCCCGCCGGTCCCGGATCGTGGGTTAGAGGCTTTCGGCCAGGTGTGCGACGGCCGCGACGATGACGAACACGGCCAGCAGGAGGACGACGTAGCCTCTGGTGGTGACGATCATGTTGTGCCCCTATCTAGGTTAGGGCCTGCCGCAGCCGGGCCCGTTCCAGTGATGCTGTCCCCCCGACAGTACTACGGCCACAAACCCGATGTCCTGATATGGGGCGGGCCATTTGGCGATGGGCGTGTCGTGCAGCCACTCGCGCAGCTCCCGAGCGTCATCCCGTGGCATGCCGTGGGCCTTCAATCGGCCGGCCACCATGTAGGCCAGTCCCTGCCGCCAAGCGTTATCAAGGAACTGCCATCGGCCTTGAGCGCTCGAGGACGGGTTACGGGCCCCTGCACCCGAATAGGGCCGGTTCAGTGTTCCGCCGGATTCCCTGGCGAGAACACATGACGCCCACGGGCGTAGCCGATCAGGGATGCGGGCGGCCTGCCGTATCACGCTGGCGTGAACCGATCTGGACGGCTGCTGGAGCCGCCAGTCATCGTGTGCGGCCTCGAGGGCTGCGCCGATGATCAGATCAATCACGGGCGGGGCTTGACGTGCCCGCTGGCGTCGGCCTTTCCGTCGAGGATGGGCAGGGGGAACGGACGTCGGCCGGTTACCGGGGCCTTGTCCGTGAAAGACACGTGAATGTGATGCCGGTGGCCGTAGCCGGAGCCGCGCCATTCCCACCAGGTCGACTTGTAGGTGCCACTGGCGATCCGGTCATTGAACACGACGTATTTGATGCGGTCGGAGCCGGGCAGGCCGGAGCGGGCGTAGGCGACGATCTGGTTGGCGAGGCGCTGCGCGGCCTTGGGGTCGGTCTTGTCGAGGTCGGCGTCGATGTCGAGCGCGTGAACCCATCCCCGGCCGTCGGGGTTATGGTCCGAGCGGCGGGACTGGTGCGCCTGGTCCCCGATCCAGCCGTCCGAGCGCCGGTCCCGCTTGGGCCAGCGCTTGTCGATCTGCTTGCGCAACTGCACACCAGCCGCCACCAGACGGGCCATTACTCCCCCTCGATCTCGAGCTCAGTCTCACGGGCCATATCCTCAGGGTCGATGTAGGCCTCCCGGCCGTAGCGCGGGTCGGCCCCGTTGAGCGCATTAATCAGGACGGGGATAACTGCGGCCCCTACGGCCACGATGAGCGGGTGTACGTCGGATGTGGCGAGCCATGAGCCGAGCGCGCCTAGGGCGGCTCCTAAGGCGATTTTGACGACGGACCCTTCCCAGGTGTCTGCCAGCCATCTACCGATCATTACTTGCTCCCGTGGTTGTCCATGTGGTTGTCCAGCCGGGTGCGGAGGTCCCTGACGTCCGTCTCAATGCGGTTGAGGGCGTCCCTGGTCGAGCCGCCGCCGTTAGGCCGGAATTCCTTTAGCAGCGCTACTTGGGCTTTGATCAGCCACAAAACGCCAGCCAAGATTGCGGCCGCGATAGTGACGAGGAGGGCCAGATCTGCCGGGTTGTCGACGCTCATGGCGTCTTGCGGCGGATCAGCTCCTCAACACGGGCCCTGGCTGCGTCTCGCTTCAGGTTGCCTGCCGGTGCCGGTGCGGGCTTCTTCTTCTTTTTGGGCGCGTCATCGGCCTGCTCCAGCGCCTGGATGGCCTGCTCCTCGGGCTCGAGCTCGAAATCGTCGGACATCTCCGCATCCATGTTTAGGCCTCCGTCACTAGATTCGGGTACATCACTGCGATCATGGCGTCGGTGAATCCGAGGCTTTTGGCGTGGGCGATGGCGGCGTCACGGGCGGCAGCATCGGCGGCTTCCTTGTCGGCCTGTGCCTGGGCTGCGGCTTGGGCGAAAGCACGGTCGGCCTCGAGCTGCGCCAGTTCCTCGGCGGTGAAGTCTCTTGAGGTCACGGTCGGCGGATTGGTGCTGTAATCCGTCTCGACGACGTCTGCCATGGTGTGCCTTCCTTAGGGGGACTGTGGGACGAGTGTGGGGTTGGGCTACTTCTTGTAGCCGTAGACGGAGACGGTGCCGGTCATTGTTCCGCTCGATAGGTAGATCGTCAGCCCGTCATAAGCCGTATTCGCTTGATGGCGCATACCACCAAAATATGAGTGATAGGCCGACCCGTTGCTGCCTACCATGGTATGCGCGACGCCTGTATGTTCAGCCCTTGCCGGATTCTGTACGTCGGCGCTGATGGTGTTGTCGTAGGTGCTAGAGCCTTGACCGAAATCAAAGCCGGAACCAGAGGTTACTCGATAAACACCGTTACCCGTGTCTGAGACGTAGTAGGCCAAAGTTTGATAGATCGAACCAGTGTTATCTGTGCCTGACGCTCGTAGCCGCATAAGGACGCCTGCCGTAGTGCTGGGTTCGAGCACGAGTTGCATGCGATAGTTGTCATAGTCCCCGCTGAAGCAGTTGTTCAGGGACACGCTCGACACTCCGGAAAAAGTGACTGTGTTGCCGGACAGCGTCGCGGTGCCGCCACTGTTGGCGATAGAGGTCGGGGTGGCCGGGGCGAGGCCGCCGATCGTCGGCAGGACGTCCTCGATGTCTTCGGCGAGCTGCTGCCCGAGCGCCGGGTAATCGGCGACCAGGTCGGTCGGCTCGGGGTACGGGAACCCGTAGACGGGAGTAGTTCCGGGCATTGCCTGCTCCTATGCTGCCAGGTCGTCGGCGTTGACGACGTTGTACCACTCAAGGTCCGGGTTCACGTTGGCCCATGTTAGCGCGGGATTGACGTCAGCCCATGTAACGGTCTGGTAGGACATTCGCGGGTCCGAAAGGCTCAAGGTCAAAACATGCTCGCCCGGGGTGTAGACCTCCGTCCAGCCCTCACAAATGCCCGTGAATTGCGTGTAGGGGCCGGATGCCGGCAGGCTTGAGACTTGGATGGTGGTGCCGGATTGGGCGACCATGAGCAGATCGCGGGTAGGCGCTGACAGGGTATGGACGAGGACGGACACCTGGCCGAGGTTCCATAGGGGGTATGCCTGGGCGAGCAGGATGGCGGCCCCTCGAGCATCGGAGTCGGCATTCTTGCGCAGGCCCGTGGTAAGCTCGGTGGCCTTGAGGCCGTACAGGGCCACTGACGTCGCGTCCGTGTAGGTTTCGACTGCCGGCGGGTCACCGTGAGTAATGCTGACCTCATTGATCAGGCCCTGAGCGGTTTTCGTCCAGGTCGGGGCATACACGACCGCGTTGGCAGGCAGGGCAAGGGCGGCGAGGCTGGTGGGGAATGAGTCCCACTGGTGTACCTCCTGCTGCCAGGTGGTGGTTTGTGCTTGCCAGTTTCCGGGGTTGGCTGTTTGGCCTCGGACGCCGTAGGACTCGAAGACGATCCGGCCGTCGGGCATATCGAAGAAGGTGCCGCCGGAGTCTTGTGCGATACTGTCGAGCAGGCTGAGCGCGGTAACCGGAATGTCGTCATTGATGGCGAACAGCTCAAGGGTGTCGCTGGCCCCGTTTAGGTAATCGAGGCCAGTCGCGGTCAGGATGGTTTCGACGCGGGCGTCGACCATTTCGTGAGGAAAATTGACGTCGATAAGGATGCTGCCGAGCTGCGCTAGGCGGCCGATAGCGGTCACCGTAGTGCGGGCCGTGCCGTCGCCCAGGAACTCAATGCGGGCGTCGGTGACCTCGCCCGTGAATCGGGCATCCCCGTAGGCGGTTACGTAGACGCTGTCGGTGATCTCCGGGGTTGTGTTGAGGGGCCCGAACAGGATTATCTCGGCCTGGGAGGCGTTGGACGGGGCCAGGATGTCTGACCGGCCATGGCTGACAGTAATGGCGTATTCGACGCCGTCGAGGTCGACGGCCGTGCCGGCAAATTCGATTGCCGTGATCGGGCTGGTCATCGTGGCACCAGGTATGGGGGCAGGCTGATCGTCGGGCGGCCGGTGCGGGCGTCAGCCCGGCCCACAATCGAGGACAAGGCCTGTGCTACGGCGGTGTCGGTCATGCCACGGGTGGCGGCGGCTGCGGCTGCAGCTTGTGCGCCTGGTGTGTTTCGGGTTCCGGCGGCGATGGCGCTGGACACGGTGCCGGAGGTGCCAGCGAAATCCCTAGCGGCCCGGTCGGCGGCGGCAATTTTCTCGTAAAGGCTCAAGTATGACCCGGCCGACTGTAGGGCGGTTTTGGCATTTTCCTCGAGGACTGGGGTGAGGTCGGTGAGGGATCCTGCCAGGCTGAATGCGCCGCCGCCGACGGCGTCGATCTGCGTGTCGAGCTTGTCGAGGCTGATGCCCATGGCGTCGGAGGCTTCGGTGCCGAGGTTCAGGGCGTCGACCGTGTAGGACACAGGGTTGAGGAATTGGAGCATGGTGGCGCCGACGGCGTCGATGAGCCCCTCGAGGGGGCCGAACGTATTTTTGAAATCGTTTCCGGCGTCGACGGCGCCGATTACGGCCGTGGCGAGGGTCAGGTAGTCGTTGGCGGTGTCGCCGACATACTCGCCGATGCTCTGGATGAGCGGCTCGAGCTCCTCCATGGTGTCCATGAGGGTGTTTGTTTGGCCTTCGGTGTCCTGAAGGGCGTTGAGCAGGCCGTACCCGAATGCCTCTTTCAGGTTGTCGACCCCGATGGTGAGCCGGTTCAACTGGCCCTGGTAGGTGCTGGCGGCTGTCTCGGCCTGCCCGCTGAAGGTTTCGGAGAGTTTCTGCGTGATGGCCTGCATGTCGCCGGTTTTGAGGGTGGCGGAGTCTATCCCTGCGCCGAGCTTGCCAAGGGCCCCGGTGTTGCCGTCGTAAGCCTTTGCGAGGGCGTCTGTGACGGCCTGAAGGCTCTTGCCCGTACCGGCGGCGATATCGGTACTCAAGGCCAGTGCATCGTTTGCTGCGGCAGTGTCGCCCAGGGACCGGATGAGGCGGTCGTAGGCGGGCCTCAGCTGGTCGTCGGCGATACCTAGACTGCGCTCGAGGCTGCCGATGTAGTCCTCGACCGCGTCGGTGTTGTGGGCTTGCCCGACGTTCTCGAGGGTTTGGGCGAGTTTGGCGGCGGCGGCCTCGTCCTCGATGGCGGCCTTGACCCCGTCGACGCCAATCTTGAGCGCGAATGCTCCTGCCGCGGCGGCCGCGCCTAGAAGGGCGGGGCCGAGCATGCTGGACATGGTGCCGCCGAGGCCTTTGGCGCGCCGGTCGGCGTCGTCCATGCCTTGGTTGAACTTCTTCAGGTCGGCTGCGAGGTAGACGGTGAGGGTTTTGGCCATTACAGGGTTGTCCATTTCGCTATGACACGGTCCACGGCATTGCCCCATTCCTCGAGGGCTTTCTCCTGGTATGGGGCGCGTTGCCCGATCCAGTTGGTTGCCTCGAATGGCGCCCACGAGTCGCGGGCCTGCCCGGAATCGGACGGGTATCGGACCATGGTGGCGGTGGCTCCGCCGGAGAACACTTTCCGGTTGCCGCCGATCCTGACGACGGGGATACGGTCCGTTCCAGCCTTGACGCTGTTGGCGATCTCCTCGCCCCAGGGCCCCGCATAGTTCAGGGCCGCTTCACGCCAGGCGGGCACCATGTAGCGCTCGGCGATGGTTTTGGACGACGCCTTGAGCTCTTTGTTGGCCTCTTTAGGCAGTTTGTTTAGCGCCCGGAGCAGCTCGTTCAGGCCCTCAATGTAGGTGTCGAACGCTTTGGCTGTTGCCATCGGTCAACTCCTCGAGGATCGTCGCTACTAGGGCCGGTTCGTACTGCCGTACTTCGTCGACTGGCCTGCCGAGCCGGATCGCTAGCTTGACGACTAGTCGTCGCCAGGATCCGACTGGGTAGGGTCCGTTTCGTTACCTACAATCACTCGTGCTTTGCGCTGCCGGGCCCACGCCTTTACCTCCTCGAGGTTCTTCGGGTCGCGCCCCTCGCAATGAATGAACGCGATGGTGAGGCGCATCCCGTGCTCGGAGGTTTTGGCCCTTGGATCCTTGGCTACGAGTTCCTCGTAGGTCCAGAAATCCATGGACATGGTTTCGAGCGGTGTTGGCTCGGCCGAGTCATCTAGGTACACGTTCAGTTGTGGAAACATGGTTTTCCCCGTTCACGGTTGGTTAGGCGAAGGCTACGGTCCCGGTGAAGCTGACCGAGCAGGTTGCGACGCCTGCAGCGTCGACACTCATCTCGGCCGACTCGATCATCATGTTGGCGCCGGTCCACACTCCGGTGGCGCTGGCGACCTCGACCGCGACGTCGTTGCCGGCCGCAATGGCGACCTGAAGGGCGTCGTAAAGACCCGAGTTCTCGTCGTACAGGAACTCGAGCGAGATCCCGGAGTTCAGGTCGGTCTGGACGAATGACACGTCCCCGAGGGTGGGCGTGCGGACGATCACGGGCGTGGTGCTGACCGTGCCCGTGGTGACCTGGTCGGTGTAGGCGACGGCACCGACTTCGACGGTGAATGCCGCGCCAGCCACTGAGACGACTGCCATGGTTCTACTCCTTCATGTGGGCCGAGACGGCAAGCTCGACGGTGTAGACGGTGCCCTGGGCCCCTGTATCGGACAGGGAGGGCGGGTTGACGAGGTCCACGTTGAACCCGGTCGGTATGAGGCCGAGGCAGTCGTCGACGGAGTTCTCGATGTCGAGGACGGCTTGGGCATTGTTTCGGGGGCTGATGACGATCAGGATCCGCCACCGGGCCCGGTAGTTCAAGGTCGACCCCAGGCGCTCGGGCAGCAGCCACGGGGTGTCGGGCACGACCACGATGCACGGTGGACTGGGCACGGCTGGGACCGTGTCATAGACCCTGAGGCCGGATGCCTCCATAGCGGTCGTGAGGGCCGTTCTGGCTTCCGTTGTGAGCGCGGTCATCCGACCATGCCCCCGACGTTCAGGTAGGGCCCTAGGAGGCTCATAACGCGCCTCGTAAGCCATACGGACAGCCGGTAGGGGCCGGGGCTGAAATCGACAGCCACGGCCTGCCCACCGGCCGCGGTGCGGGCCTGGAAGATCTCCACACCAACGGCTAGGGCTGCCTCTTTGCAGGCTGCGGGCTCGGTTTCGTATGCGCCCGTGGTGATGAGGGCCCCGACGATATCGTCCGAGGCTTGTGCGACCTGGTCTAGAACGGCGTCGAGAGGGTCGACGTACTCGAGATCGAGCGCGTCGGCCAGCTCTTGGCCGGTCACTAGTGCCATGTCGGGGCCCTCATCCCTAGGTGGTCAGGCTAGGCCTGGTTGTAGATGCCGACGATGCCAGCGGACACGAACGGGCTGATGACGCCGTAACCGTAGATCGACACGTCCCGGCCAAGGTTCCCCGCGACGTCGTTCGTCGCCAGGCGCGGGCCGTCCTCGAGCCAGCCGACGGCGGCCCGGTTCGTGACGATGGCGTCCTCAGTCTCGTTTGTGGCGAACTCGGCCGCGAGCACCAGCGGGAGGCCCATGATCGTGGCCCGGCCGGTACGGCCGTCGAACGTGCCGCCCACGTTCTGAACGGGGTAGTTCGACGACTGGAACGCGGTCCACGCGCCGAGCTTCTTCATCACGGCGCTGTTCACGTACACGACCTCGGCGGGCTGGCCCGTCGCGGTCTGCACGTCGATGGACGCGGCCCACACGGCCTCGATGAACGCGGACCCGGTGGTGTCAGCGCTGAAGTCGTAGTCGATCCCGGCGGTGTCATTGGCCCACAGGCCGTTCTGGAAGGCGTAATCGGTCTCAGTGCCGTAGGCGCCGAGCATGATGCGCTGGTGGGCGTCGACGTAGGACGGATCCGTGCGCTCGATCACCTGGAACGACAGGCGGGAGCCTGCCGCGTAGGTGGCAAGCGTCGCCGTGCCCTTCTTGATGTCGATGTCAACCGAGTTGACCTCGTCACCCTCGGCGGCCTGCGCCGCCACGATGGCCGACAGGTTCCCGTCAAAGTAGGGCCAGTTGACGGTCATCCCGGCACCAGCGGCGCTGATCGGGCCACCAATCGCGGAGATGCAGGGGCGGCCGCGGTCGAGGACGCCGCGGATTTCGCGCAGCCACACTGGCGGCACGAGGCCGGGCGCGTCGGCGAGGGTCTGCACGTCAAGGGCGCGGTTCTCGACCTGGCCGGCATTGACGGCCTTGACGTACTCGCCGAACGAACGGAACTCGGCGAGGGGGTGGAGGGCTTCGCCCTTGATCTCGAGGCCTGCGACCTTGTCACGCAGCTGCGCGACGGCCTCGCGGGCCTCGACGTCGACCACAGCCACCTCGGCCGTGGGGGTGTCCATGGTCTCGGACATTGGTACTTCCTCTCTAATTTCGCTTACGCCTGCGGTGGCGTATGCGGGCATGTGGGTTTGGGACACCTCGAGGAGGCGGGCCCGGGTGTGCCGAACGGCGGTCTTGGTCTTGTTCCACACTGACTCGATGGGCGAGAACCCGACGGAAAGGCCCTTGGAGGCCCCGCCGCGCATTAGGGTTGCGCCGTCGCGGCCCTGGACGGTGTTGAGGATGTCGAAGCCGATGTAGAGGCCGTCGGGCTGGTTTTCTGCCTCGGTGATGACGCCGATGGGCTCGCCGTGCCGGTAGGCGAACGGCTTGCCGATGACGTCGGCTGGGTCGAACGCGCCGGGCTCGAACGATTCCGACATGCCGCCGAGGTCTGTGGGGTCGCCGTAGGGGACGGCCCGGCCGTAGCCGTGGGCGATCACGTTGTCGTCCTGCCCGCCCTCGCGGAGCTCGACGATGAGGTCGGCGGTGACTTCGGTTGTCTTCATGGTCACTCCATGATTCCTAGGGTCGGGATGTCGAGCAGGTCGCGGGACTCAGCCACGTCGATGACGCCGAGCGGTAGCAGGGTGTTGACAATGGCAGCCAGCTCGGCCGGGTTTCCGCGGAGGAACACGGACGTATCAAACGTGACGCGGTGTCCTCGAGGGGTGACGTCGTCCATGCTCAGGCGCTCGGATACCTGAAGCATGACGGGGCTGAGTGACATTTCCAGTAGGCTGCGGAACAGGTCAACGCGGTTGGCGTAGGTGATGCTCGAGCCTGGGATCCCGGCGCCGCACCACATCGGGTCGAGGTTGGCGAACCGGCTGATGGCGGCGGCGCTGGCCTGGCGTGCCTCGACGAGCTGCAAGTCGCGGGCGTTCCAGCCCATCTGGTCGGCCTCGATGACGCTGTTGAGGTAAGCGGTGGAGCGGTTTGCCCTAGCGGTTTCCCATGCTTCGAGGATGTCGTCGACCATTGAGGCGGGCAGGTCCGCGCCCGTGTTCTTGAGCACGACGGAAGGCATGGGCGTTTCGGAGTAGCGCAGGGTTGCCGCCTCCAGCGCCGCGGCGGTGTTGATGGCGGTCGCGCCTGTGCGGAGCCAGCCGCCCATGCCGTCGCCGTAGAACTTGATGACGTCGCCGACGGGGACCCGGTTGCCCAGGTGGTAGAACGGGTCGGAGGGCGGATAAGCATTGACGTCGACGCCGACATTTCCGCCGTTCAGGTCGGTGACGTCCTGGACGCGCATGGGGGTGATCTCGTCAGGGAAACCGTCCCAGCTGCGCTTGACAATGCGCCAGTAGGCCACGTCGTAGCACAAGAGGTCCGTGATAGTGCGCTGCATGACGCTGGAGTACGGCATCGAGCGGGACGGCCGCTCAAGGAGGGTCCGGGGCCGGACGGGCCCGTCGGTGATGTACTCGCGGAGCGGGAACGCGCTGATGGTCGCCGTGTATGTCTTGAGAGCCTTGGCGAAGGCGGGCACCTGCATGGCCGTGTTCATGGACACGATGCCGCCATACCCGGACGCAATCGCGGCTAGGAGGGCACCGGCTTCGCGGACGTGCGGGACCGGGCCCTCAGCCGCTTGCGCTGCCGCCTGGGCAAACTGTGCCTGGTCCCGCACGAGCCGGAGTGAACGGGGAAACGCCACGTTTCCAGCCTATAGCACACCACCCGTAGTAACTAGTTTATTTTGACTAGGCGCGTCGCCGGGTGTGAATCATAGGCACAGGCTTCGGTGTCTTGGCTGCCTCGGCAACAGCGAACATGACGGCTCGTGCCGCATAGACGCCGCCTCGGCCCATGGGCGCGGTCATCACCCAGCCGCCGGACCGCTTGGAGATGGTCGAGGATCCGAAGTGCTCTTGCAGGATCTGGGAGCCGTCGTGCCGGATGAGTTTCTGGTCAAACAGGTCGAGGAGGACTTTGGTGGCGGTGACGGCCTCGCGCTGGCCGACCAGGGAGTCAAAGCGTTCCCGAAGCCGCTCGGCATAGGTCGGGGTAACCATCACGTACAGCTGCGGGTGTTCGGCCCGGATGGCGGCGAGGCGCTCGTCGACCTCCCGGATGGTCCGGTGCGTGGTGACTCGGACGACGTACCGGCCCTGGTCGTCGAGGGCGGCGATGGCGACGGCGTGGCCCATTCCGTCGAAGTCCGATTCGACGGCCACGGTCCATTGGCCGGCCGTCGGCAGCTGCGCATCCGGGTCGCGGGTCGCGTCCCAGGCGGAATCCTTGAGCCAATGGTTAGACCGCACAACCCACTGGTTCAGGTACTCGCGGCGCCAGGCGGATTCCTCAACATTCGCCCACTGTTGGCGGAGGAATGCCTCACGGCGCTCCGTCCACTCGGGGCTGGCCCACCGCCAGGTGTCCACGTCGTCGGGGTCAGCCTCGGCCGGGGCCGACCACTCCAGCAGGAGGACCGGGCCGGGCTCGGCATCGTCCAGCCGGTCGAGGGCCCGCTGCCGATAGGCGGTCATCAGATCCGAGCTCGAGTCACCCGCCGTCGAGACCAGATACAGCTGCGGCCAGGTGCGCTCCGCCATGGTCGGCGCGAGGGCGTCGTCTACCACCTCCCGCTTGACCTTCCAAGCCTCGTCGACGAACACCATAGACACGGAGTAGCCGACACCGGCTGACTCGTTGGCGGCGTGTACCAGCCACCGGTCGCCGGATGGGATCTCAATCCCGGCGTTCTCGTTGCCCCAGCGGGCCGCTTTCTTGCCGTACTTCTCGACCGCCCACAGGGCAGCCGGGCGCATCACCTCGATAGCGGTCGACCGCTTGTTCGCCACAGCTAGGATCGTCTGGGGCTCGCCAAACAGATCCGCGTGGTGCATTCGCCACATGCACAGCGCCCGGCTAAGAACCGACTTCCCGGACTGTCTCCCTACCGTCACAATGATTGTCGACCAGACCAAGGCGCCCTGGTCGTCATGCTCGAGGGCCCGGTCCAGTGCGTAGGCCTGCCAGCCCCGCAGCTTGAGCCCAAACACGTCCCGCAGCCATTCCCGAGCCTGCCCACCGTAGGACCCCCGCACGGCCGCAGGACGGCCCGTTTCGAGCCGGGGGTATACGAACCCGTCCGGGTGCATCCGGGCGCTCTGAGGCACCTTCTGGCCCTTTTTGGCCCCCTTGGGGGGAAGAAGCGGGGGGGCGGCGGGAGTGTGATTTTCGTGCTCTAAAGAACGGGTTGAGGGTTTCTTTGTGTTTGTGATGCGCCTGGTGGGGGTGGGGGCGCGGTTGGCTTGGGCTC